GCCCGGGGGGGGGGGCGTAAACCCCCGCCGAAGGCGAACGCGTGAGCTACACCTACATGGAACTGGACGACAGCGGCAACATCACCAGCCAGAACAACCGAGGGTCTTTTGTGGCCCTTAACGAAGAGGTTCTGGCGGCCATTGCTACGCTGAAAAATGCCGTGAACGCGCGGCTGTAAGGAGGAAATGACCATGACCGATACCAAACGCATTAAAGAGTGTAAACGCAAGATTATTGCCGCGATCAACGAAGCGAAAATCCCCTTTGCGGTATCTGAGCTGATCCTCGAAAACATGCTTGCCGTCGTGCGTGAAAATATGGCAGCCGAAGAAGCAGCGGCGGCAAACATCGAAACTCCGAAAACAGAGGAAGAAAAACTGCCGAACTAGGAGAAAAACGAATGAAACAGGGAACGCAATTCGTGCTGCCCGTGGAAATCGGGATGGATCTGGATGATGTGAGCCGGATCGAATTTGTGTTCAAGCAGAAGAGCTGCAAAGGCTTCCCGGCCATTAAATCCAACGTCTGGCCGGATGACTGCACCCGGCAGGAAGGACAGAACATCATCCTTATCCCCTGGACGCGGGAAGAAACGTACAAATTCCTGGGCGGCGAAGCATTGTACATGGACACCCGCATCACGTTGCGGGACAGCACTGACCAGCCGCAGACGGAGATTTTGACGCTCAAAATGAGCCCGACCTTATTCCAGGAGGTTGATGGTGCATGATCCAGGTGCGAGTGGCCCAACAGAGCGCCGTATCAGTGCGCATTGCCGGGGCGGCATCCGTGCGGGTGGACGTGACCGGCACCACAGTGGTGGGTGCGCCGGAGTACAGCGGGCCGTATGACATCACGCCGTTGTTCTCGGCGCAGGTTTTGCCTACCGCAAAGCGACTAATGCAGCAGGACCTAACAATCAAGAAGATACCTCAGTACGAGGTAGCCAACGATTCCAGTGGCTACACACTGATTATAGGAGAGGAGTACTACAATGCCCAATAAATATGTGAACAAGGTGGTTATCGGCAAGGAAACGAAGCTTGACCTTACCGCAGACACCGTAACCCCGGACAAGCTGGCCAAAGGTATCACGGCGCACGACAAGTCCGGCGCCCCCATTACCGGTACCAGCACGAAAGACGCGGATACCAGCGATGCCACCGCAGCTGTGGCGGAGGTTTTGAACGGTAAAACATTCTACGCGCGTGGCGCCAAAATGACTGGCACGATGCCCAACAACGGCGAAGTCAACGGTGAAATCAGCACCGTTTCTGGTAAATACACCATCCCCATGGGCTTTCACGATGGCGCGGGCGGAGTGACTATCGCAGCGACCGAACAGGCCAAGCTGGTGCCCGCAAATATCCGCGAGGGCGTTACGGTCCTGGGCGTGAAAGGCTCTATGAGCGGCAGCGAAGGTATGAAGCCGCAGGCCAAGAGCGTTACGCCGACCTTTGAGCAGCAGGTTGTGCTGCCCGACAAAGCGTATAACTGCCTGTCTCAAGTTACTGTGCAGGCGATCCCGGCCACATACGTTGATAATGCGGCTGGCGGCCAGACGTTGACGATCGGAGGCTGAGCATGGCCGTAAACAAGGTTGTTATCAATGATGAAGTTGTCCTCGACCTGACCGGCGATACGGTGCGGGCTGCCGACCTGCCGAAAGGGGTAATTGCCCACAGTGCCACAGGGGCCAAAGTCACCGGAACCACAAACTATGCCGGTTCCAGCAACGCAGGCGGCTCCGCAACGAGCGCCGAAAAACTAAATAACAGCCTGACCATCAAACTGAACGGAACCAGTCAGGGCGCATGGGACGGCAGCAGCGCAAAAACCATTGACATAACGGCAGCCAGCGTTGGCGCGACAAACGTTACGCTCAGAAGGTGGTGACAGTTGCATGGGTGTGTATTTAGGCAGCAATGCCGTTGACATGCAGGGCGGCTTTGTGACGGGTGGTGCAAGTGGGGCGAGTTTGCAGAGCAAGACCGTAAGCCCCAGTGAGAGCGCACAGACGGTTAAGGCCGACAATGGCTATGATGGTTTGAGCCAGGTTACAGTGAATGCAGTATCAAAAACTTATGTGGGAAGCGGCGTGACGAAAAAAAGTGCTGCGACTTATACGCCGGGAACGAGTGACCAGAGCATTGCATCCGGCCAGTATTTGAATGGAACCCAGACGATTAAGGGTGACAGCAATTTGACTGCGGCCAATATTAAGAGCGGTGTAAAGATTTTTAATGTGACAGGCAGTTATGCCGGGAGCAGCAGTGGCGGAAACACGCCAAACTTGCAGACCAAAACGGTTACGCCCAGCGAGAGCACCCAGACGGTAAGCCCGGACAGCGGATATGACGGACTGAGCAAAGTGACCGTGAATGCGATATCGAGCACTTATATTGGCAGTGATGTGACCAAAAAAAGCGCAGCAACTTACATCCCGAAGACAACCGACCAGAGCATTGCATCTGGGCAATACCTGAGCGGGACACAGACAATCAAGGGCGATGCAAACCTGGTGGCCGGGAACATTAAGAGCGGTGTGAACATTTTTGGTGTGACAGGAACTTATGCCGGCGGCGGGAGTTCCGGCGGCTGGGGCGGGCAGACTACGAGCCTGGTCGCGTTTGAGGGCGACAAGTACCACAAGAGCGCCATATACGGCGGCCCAAGCAGCACCAACCTGAGCCTAAGCATCAGCAACGGAAAACTGACTGGGCTGCCGAGTGGACTATCCGCAATCAGCGCGATTGTAACGAGAGGTATATGATTATGGCCACTGATACAAAGCTGGACAGCCTGGTGATCAACTACCTGACGCAAGCCCAGTATGATAATGCTAAGAGTGAAGGAACGCTGAACAGCAACCAGATCTATATGACACCGGCCTCCTCCGGTACCCATACGCTGCCTGCCGCTACCAGTTCAACCCTGGGTGGCGTAAAGATTGGCAGCAATATTACAGTGAACAGCGGCACGATCAGCATTAGTAAGACTAACGTGACAAATGCACTGGGCTATACGCCACCGACTACTGATACCAAGTACACACTGCCAACCGCAAGTGCTTGGACTTTGGGTGGTGTAAAAATCGGGAGTAACATTACGGAGAATTCCGGCACGATTAGTTTGACAAAGGCGAATGTGACAAGTGCTTTGGGATATACACCGCCGACAACGGATACTAAGTATACACTGCCGACAGGTAATGCCTCGACCGCGGGCGGCGTGAAGCTGAGCGATTCGACCAGTTCAATCAGTTCAACCAGCGGAGGAATTGCAGCAACACCAGCAGCGGTATTTGCAGCCATCGCGGAAGCAAAACTTGCGGCCTGGCCGATTGGCAGCATTTACATGAGCGTAAACAGTACAAGCCCGGCAAATCTATTTGGCGGTACCTGGGAAAGAATTTCTGACTGCTTTTTGCTTGCTGCTTCCAGCAGTTATCCCGCAGGTAGCACTGGGGGCGAATTCACCCATAAGCTTACACAAAGCGAGCTACCGAATTATTCGCTGTCTGTGGCCAACGGAAGCAACGTAATACGCTCCAAAACCGGAAGCACTGCGGATGCGTATGTCCAAACGCAATCAAGTGGCTGGGGTATTCCGAACTGGGAATCCAAAACCGTAACAGTCGCCTCCGGCGGTTCCGGGGCAGCCCACAACAACATGCCGCCTTATTTATCGGTATGGATATGGAAGAGGACAAAATAAGGAGGATAAAAATGCGGCTGAAGAATGAAGAAGCCCTGCTCCGCTGGCCCCTGGCCCAGCACATTATCACCGCGGGCTGGCTCTACAATGATGGCAGCCTGCACCGGGCACTGGATTTCCGCGCGGCCGTTGGCACCCCCGTGTACGCCGCAGAGGGTGGCACGGTTGCAATCGCATACCGCTGGAACGGCAAGCGCACCCAGGGAGATACCAACAGTTACGGCAACATGGTCAAGCTGCGCCATGCAACCTACAAGTACGGCACGTTGGAAACGCTGTACGCCCATTTGAGCCAGCTTTGCGTGGCGCAGGGGCAGCAGGTGCAGGAAGGCCAGCTGATCGGCTACAGCGGCGATACCGGCAACTGCTATGGAGCACACCTGCATTTTGAAGTGCGCTGGAAAGGCCAGCGTACCAACCCGCTGAACTGGCTGGATGCTGATTTCAGCACGGCCAGCAGTGCGGTCAAGCTGGGCAGTTACAGCAGCATACAACACACAGAGGAAGTGAAGCGCATGTATTATGCAATCGACGTATCGAAACACCAAAACAAATTTGATTGGCAGGCAGCCTACAGCAAGGGCATCCGCCACGCCATGCTGCGCGCCGGGTATGGCCGTTACAGCAGTCAGGTTGACCCGCAGTTTGAGCGCAACGCAGCTGAGTGTGCCCGCCTGGGCATCCAGTACGGTGTGTACTGGTACAGCTACGCCAGTACCCCGGCGGAAGCCCGCCAGGAGGCCCGCTGCTGCCTGGCCGCGATTAAGGGCAAGCATCTGTGCCTGCCGGCGGCGTATGATATCGAGTACGAGCCGTGCATCCTGCGCCTGACCAACGCGCAGCGCACGGCACTTGTACAGGCCTTTTTGTCGGAGATTGAGGCCGCAGGGTATTACGGCATCCTGTATGCTAGCTGCAATTTTATTCGCAACCGCCTGGACTACAAGGCGCTGTCCAAATACGATATCTGGGTTGCCCAGTATGGCAGCACATGCACCTGCCCCCTGCCGTATGGCATCTGGCAGTACAGCAGCCGCAACGCTCTGGGCGTGCCCGGCTACGGCACCAGCCTGGACTGCAACCGCGTCTACAAGGACTATGAGCAGCTGATGATCCAGGCAGGCTTGCAGGGCCACACCGCGCCCACCCCGGAGGACACCACCCCCAACAAGCTGGACAAGCAGCGTATTACCATTGGCCGTATCTCCAGCGGCGACCGCGCAACCATTCGCGCCCTGTGCGAGGGGCTGGGGCTTATCTCCGCCGGCCTATACCGCGAAACCTGTGCAGATGGCAACCAGTGGATGCTGGACGTTGGGCCGGTATCCAGCGGCGACGCCTGGTACATCATGCGCAAGTGCGCAGAGCTGCAGCTGATTGATGCAGGGCTGTATAAAGCTGAGTATGTGGAGGGCTGACCGTGCTGGACTGGATCATCAGATACTGGGTGCAGTGGCTCTTCGGCCTGATCTGCGCCGCACTGCTGGCAGGCTACCGTCGCCTGGCCAAGCGGGTGAAGGAACAGGAAGAGGAACGCAAAGCCATCAAGGCCGGACTGCTTGCTATCCTACACGATCGCCTGTACGCCGAGTGCTCCCGCTACATTGCGCAGGGCAGCATTGACACGGACGGCCTGCGAAACCTGGAATATCTCTACCGCAGCTACCATGCGCTGGGCGGCAACGGCACGGGTACAGAGCTGTACAACCGCGCCAAAGCCTTACAGATTAAGAACGATTGACCAACACACATAGGAGGAAACCATCATGGATATTGCATCTTTTGGCATCGCATCCGTTGCCTGCATCACCGTTATCTGCTACCTTGCCGCAATGGCTGTCAAGCAGACCCCGCTGGCCAACAAATGGCTGCCGTCCATCTGCGGCGCCCTTGGCGGCCTGCTGGGCCTTGCCGCCATGTACATCAACGTGCCGGACTTTCCCGCCACTGATCCGCTGACCGCGCTTGCCGTGGGCATTGTTTCCGGCCTTGCGGCTACCGGTGCGGATCAGGTTATTAAGCAGATCGGCAAAGACAACTGACCAGCAAGTTACCGGCAAGTTAAATAATCCATAACAAAAGCGGCGGGCTTTCCCTCATTTTCAGGGATTGCCCGCCGCTTATTTTTTATGTGATAACCATTAATCTCGCACTTCGTCCCCGTTAGGTAAAACAAATGCGCTAACATAGGTACAGCCTACCTGTTCCGCAATTTGCTTCAGCTCTGCCGGAGTAAAGCGCTCTCGTTTCATTTTTTGCGAAAAAGCTTGCGGGCTTGTATTGCACCGCCGCGCGAGTTCCGAAACGCTGATTCCGAGTTTTACGCATAATATTTTGAGCTGTTCAGAGGTTGTCATTGTCACCATTCCTTTCAATTTTCATTATAAACCATACTGTTTATCTCGTCAATCAAAGCATTTCGACATTTCACGAAAATATTTAAGCAAAACTATTTACATTATAAACAAAATCATTTACAATGTAAATGTAAGACAGAGATACAACAAGGCTCTCACAGGAGGTAATAATTATGAAAATCGAAATTGTAGATACCAAAGCTTATATCTATACTCCCTACAACGCCGAATTTGTCAAAGCGATTAAAGGCATCGGCGGCGCGCGCTGGAATCGTGATAAGTCTGCATGGGCTATCCCCACTGACTGTGTAGATCAGGCACGCGAAATCATGCAGCGTGTGTACGGTGAGGATGACCGCCCCGACTGCGGCGAGCGCGTCGACGTGCGCCTGACATTTGATAGCAGCGTATCCGAATGGCAAAGCGCCGTGACGATCTACGGAAAAACTATTTCCCGCGCGTATGGACGCGATAGTGGTGCGCGTTGTGGGGACGATGTAGCATTCTTGGAGGGCCAGCCCGAAAGCGGCGGCAGCGTAAAAAACTGGACGAGCGTAGTACCGCAGGGCAGTATCGTTGTACTGCACAATGTGCCCGCAACGCTGTTAGATCACCCTCTGCCGAAGGGCGTCAGGGCGGAGCGCTTGGAAGAGCGGAAAATCAATCGCGATGCGTTGATGGCCGAAAAGCAGCGCCTGTTGGAGCGCATCGCGGAAATTGATAATCTTGTAGCACAGATGGGGTAATATGGATGGTCGTCGCCATATACGTAAGGGTGAGCACGTTAGATCAAGCACAAGACGGCTACTCCTTGGACGCACAGCAACGAGTATTGCGTGATTGGTGCAATACTCGAGGGTATAGTTATAGCATATATAAGGACGCTGGCATATCGGGAAAAGATATACAGCACCGCCCGGCGGTGCGTGAAATGCTGGCAGCCGTTGAAGCGGGGAAAATCGACTGCGTCCTTGCATGGTCGCTTTCCCGGCTCACCAGAAGCGTGGCTGATCTATATGCCATGTGGGGGACATTGTGCCGGAATAATTGTGAGTTAATAAGCTATACAGAAGCATTTGATACAAGTACCCCCATGGGGCGTGCTATGATGGGACTTCTGGGCGTATTCGCGCAAATGGAACGCGAAATAACAGCCGAAAGAGTTTCGGCTGCAATGAGAGAAAGGGCAGAACAAGGCGGCAGGACGTGCTCATGCGTGCTGGGATATGATACCATACCGGGTGGGCTTATCGTAAACCCTAAAGAAGCCGAAATCGTGAAGAATATATATCAGGTGTACGAAGATACTGGCTCTCTTAGCGCAACTGCAAAATGGTGCAGGGATAGAAACATCACCGGAAAGCGTGGAAAAAGGATGGACGCTTATAAAGTGCGGCTGATTTTGACAAGATCGGTGTACGCAGGCTATTATGGGTTCCATGAACTACGCGTGCGCGGCAATATTGAACCGTTAATAAGCGTAGATCGGTACAACGCTGTCGCCGAAAGAATTAACAACACCCCAATAGGCCGGAAGGCGAAAAGAGAAGTCATATTGCTCAAATAATACAAACCAACTTACACTTACGCGTGCCCTGCCGCCGCCGTGCGCTGTGCCTCTTCTCTCTT